TTTTCTTTTTTTTCTTTTTTTTTTTTTTTTTGATGTCTCAACAATATCCTACCCAAACTATTTTTCCACTTACCCAAACTTTTTTACTTAAACAATTGCTTTAGCCATGTTATAATACTATTTATAGTGTCCAGTAAATAACTGGTAGCCCGGAGAAGACGCAAGTGAGCCTATAGGCGGACCGTAGCGGACACTGGGCTTCTGTCTCTTATGCGAACCTGAAAAAGCACCCCATAAGAGACGTTGGTTATGAGGACTGCCCCTTACGCCGACTAAACGAGATTGAGAACCCCCAGAAGCCACCAGATTGGACACTGGGTATTTTTTCAAGGACAATAAAACAATATAGGTTTTTCCCTTGCAGGAGGCAGTTCCTGTGGGGGTTTTTATATATAACAAAGAAAATAAAAAATAATAATACTTAAAAAAAATAATATTTAAAATAATACTGTAAACTATATGGCTTATAAAAGAAAAAAAATAAGTGGTGTCTATGAGATCTATAATACAAGAACTGAAAAGTATTATATTGGAAAAAGTGTGGATTGTTTCAACAGATGGCAATCACATCTACAACAACTACTTTATAATAAACATCACAACAAAGAACTTCAAACAGACTTTTCAGAAGGACACTATAGTGACTTCCAATTTAGAATTCTGAAGATCCAAAATAAAAAATATATTTCTAACTTAGAAAAGGAAACAATTCAACGCTATCTTCGAAGAAAAAAATATCTCTATAACGTAGCCCAGAACCCAACAAAAAAAATAATTAAAGAAAAAGTAAAAAAAACTGAAAAAAGTAAAGAATTATAGTGCTTTTCAGTTTTCTACAAACTACTTATATATGACGGCAATAGGAGGCCGCATGTATGAGAGAAGAATTAAAGCAATTGGAACGCGAGATAGTCGACTATCAGAAACAAGCGAAACGCCAGGGAGATAACAACTACTTGATAAGACAAGGACACATAGAAGGCACGGTAAAAACGTTTTTTGATAAATCCGGCGACATGTTAGAAAAATATGTTCGAACTATCCTGCCCTCGATGATTAAGCTTTCCAGAAACCATCCCTCTGGATTTGATTATAAGTTCTTCGATTCTTTCTTTGAAATAAAATCCAACAAAGCTTCTATGTATAAGAAAGAAAATAGTAATTATCAGATCTATTTAGAATATATCCAAAACCAAAATAACAAAAGTAAAAATAATCTTTTAACTGTAGATCTACAACCAAATACAAAGTATTGGTTTCTTTCAGTAGATACAAGCTGGGATGACCACTTTGGTTATGCTTGGTTAATTGATTGGACCAAAGCACAGAAAGAATATCAGAAGTTAAAACCAACCAAAGAAGGCGGTCATAACGCTTTGGGCCTTCAGGTAGATCCGCTTTATGTTAGGTGGGAAGGTTTTTTAACAGACTTTATAAAGGAGGACAAATAAGATGACAGACATGTACGATGAGATACTAGAAGAAATTCAAAAAGCAAAAGCTATGTTGAGGAAAACTAAACAATATTTAGCGCAAGTAACAGAAGAGGTTCAGAAGGCAGCATCTATGCTTGACCATGGCACAGACGTACTATCCAAGGTCGAAACAAACAACACAAACAAGTTTAAACACTTAGTGGTCCCAGTCAAAGGATCTTTAGATCCCGGCTGTCCCAGATGTAGCTGCCACAGACACTGTGATGACTGCGATTACGACGATCTAAAAAATAGAGAGCTTACCCCCACAGAAGAAGAAGCTGTGGAGTGGCTGTTTCAATTGGTGGAAACACCACGCTGTGATTAACATGGAAAAGAAATCTACATATTATTTACCAGTCACTCTGGTTGAGCTAGTTAAAACAAAACCAGAGTCGACTTTATGTTTGCTTCTTCAGCTTTATGAAAAAACATATCCAGATGTCATGTTCGTTGAAGAATACTATAAAGAGATACAAGCTTATTTATCAAACGTAGAATTTAGACTGTCTATCCCAGAATCACATCTACCAGAAGAGATCAATTGATGTTTGATAACAACTACAACTATATAGGAGATAAATAGATGGAGATATTATGGAAGGGACCGATATTAACAATTGCGTTTTTTTTAATTGTTTTAATTAGTTTAACAGCAACACCAACCAAACAAATCAAAAAACAAGAAGAAAAACTTAAAATTTATAAACAAGAAAAAAAACTTAAAATTTACAACCAAGATTTTAAGCAAGAAACATACCACCCGTTTGAGTGGAAGGAAGTAAAGTAGTGAAATTATATAACGCAGATAGCATAGTCAAGCTAAAAGAACTAGAAGAAAACAGCATAGACAGCATCGTTACAGATCCCCCCTATTTTATAAACTTTATGAATAAAAAGTGGGACGCCAAAGAACACATCGCTTCTCACCCTGACTTTTGGACAGAGTGTTTGCGTGTCCTTAAGCCCGGTGGTCATGTCCTTGCCTTCGGTCATAGTAGAACTCACCATAGATTATTTACAGCAATCGAAGATGCTGGTTTTCAGATTAAAGATACTATTATGTGGATGTATGGTTCAGGCTTCCCCAAATCTCATAACATCGGTAAATCCGTGGACGCTCTACAAAAGACAGGAAAGTCTAATCCCAAGGCTCTAAAAGAGGTTGAGCAGAAACACGGAGGGGAATCCTATAAACTAAAAGGTAAAAATAACGGTATTATGGGCGAAACTGTTGAGTGGGAAAGAAAAGAATACCAAACAGACACCGGCTGGGAAGGCTGGGGCACCGCCTTAAAACCGTCAATAGAAATTGTAGCACACGCTCAAAAGCCCTTTACAGTTGTTCCCTTTTGTGCTATACTTGATGAAGTAGACAACAACATCAAGGAGTTATTATGCCTATTACAATCAAGTGCGAAGTATGCGCCAACGAGTTCAAGGTCAAGCCAAAGCGAATTAGGCGAGGCAGTGTCCGATTCTGTTCTATGTCCTGCCGACGAGAAACGTGGAAAACAGTTAGACGAACCCAACGAAAAGACGGATACATCCAACTTACTGGAAACGGAAAGAACTGTTTGGAACACAGAAAAGTTATGGAACAACATCTTGGTCGATCTCTACAAAAAACAGAACACGTTCACCACCGAGATCACGACAAATCTAATAACGCACTTACAAATCTTGAACTTGTCGATATTAGAAAACACTCAAGCCTTCACCACCCCGGTAGAAATCCCGACTGTTGGGTCAAAGTTAGATGCCTTGCCTGCGACAAAGAGTTTGACAAAAGAAAAAATCAAGCAGACCTACACCCAAATCATCACTGCTCTCGCAGATGCCTTGTTAAAAATAAAAATAGTTTCCGAACGCACGGACGCTAAAAGAGCCATCTGCCTTGCCCAGAAGCCCAGAGAAGGAACTTATGCTAATAACGTACTGAAGCACGGTGTAGGTGGCATAAACATCGATGCCTGCCGTGTTGGTTCTAACGAAGACTTCAGTCATGTTAAGCCGCGCACTATGATGAAAAACACAGGTTCAGTGGCAAAATCTAAAAAGGAGGGGAAGGAACACAACCACGAAGCAGCCACAAGCTTGCAGGCAGCAAAGGAAAAACTACAAAATCTAGGTAGGTTTCCAGCCAACGTAATCTTAACACACCACCCTGATTGTAAATTGGTGGGTGAAGCCCAAGAAACTTTCCAAAGTTCTTTTGCTGGAACAAAAGGAGGGGTTTATAATACCCCGGGGTCGCCGTCTGGCTGGCAATCTGGAGATCACACAGAAGAAATAAAAACAATTAACCCTGTTTATGAGTGCGTAGAAGGTTGCCCTTGTAAAACAATCGATGAACAAAGCGGCGTAACCAAAAGTAGCCCAAATATTTTAAAAGAAAAATATAAAGACAACGCTGTTGGTAAAAACACAGGGTTTAGCAGAGGCAACGATTCTAACTATACAGACAAAGGTGGTGCTTCACGCTTCTTTAAGCAGATTGGAGTAAATCAAAAGACAGACGAAATATTATCCCGCCCTCACAACGAACCCAAGGGAGAACACTTACGCACCATGGGTCAGTTCGCGAAGTTTGGCAACCCAAACTCTATTGCGGACAAGTTAGGTAGGTTCCCAGCCAACGTTATTTTATCCCACCACGAAGATTGTAAACTCGTCTCACCCGTTTATGAGTGCGTAGAAGGTTGCCCAATAAAGGAGTTGGACACCCAAGCACCAAAGGTAGGAAACGCTTTTAAAGCGAAGAGAAAGAAAGACACTACTGGTGGAACTGGCGACAGTTGGAAGACAGACGGTAAAAAAGAAGGTGAAGACAACGGGAAATATGATGGTCTTTCAGGTGCTTCACGCTTCTTCTATTGTGCCAAAGCAGGCAAGAAAGACAGAAACAAATACACGCCTGAAGAACTAAGAAACCATCACCCAACGGTAAAGCCACTAAAGCTGATGAACTATTTAATTAAGTTAGTAACTCCAGCAGGAGGGACTGTTCTAGATCCCTTTATGGGCAGTGGTTCTACAGGCATCACAGCTTTAGAAGGGGGATGGGACTTCATCGGAATAGAAAAAGACAAAGAATACTATGAGATTGCGAAAGCAAGATTAAACAACGTAGAGGAGAAAATAGTATGAGCAACAAGAGAAAAGTAACCTGTTCGATTTGTAAAGAGCAGGGACATAATAAGCGGACTTGTCCGAAGAAGAAGATGGTCGTTGAAGCCTTGGAGGTCGCATATGAACAAAGAAAAACAAACAGTATGCCGCTTCCCAACCTTGGCACCATAGCACCTAAAGAAATTGTAGAGGGGATGCTTTGCACCAATATCACCCAGTTAAAGAATACGCTTGATGCTATTTACCACTGGGACGTGGAAATTGAAGGCAAACGGTTTACGCAGTTAGAGGGTATGTTCGCAGGTTTTTACCAGATCTATCACGAACTAGAAGACACTTTGTATTTCTTAAAAGATTATCACGACAAAGCTCTTTCTCCACGTCATCGTGGTGTGCGAACTATTTGTTTGTTATTTAAGGAATATATGACAGAAATAGATCTATTGAAGCACAAAGATAAAATCGGCACCGACATCAATCACCCACTGGTCATCATGTTTCTAAAATCTTATATCAATTTTATTTCTACTTATCACCACATCTTCGATGACAAAACACCCACTAAAGATAGAAACGCTATTGTTACGGATTACACCCTACTTATGCAGCAAGACGTGGAAGGCATAAAAGGATTGACGGTCGGTGAAGCATAAAGTACCCAAAGTAAAACCCAAAGGCAAGCGAGGCCGCCCTCTTGGGAGCAAGAACAAGCCCAAAGGTGCCATAAAAGTGAAACCTAAAGCGAAGCCCGGGCCTCGCCCGAAGCCCAAAGTAAAGCAAGAGGTGAAATATAAAGGGGAACATAAGCTTTGTCCCGATCATGGGAAACGCTATCTGCTCCTTCCAGACTGGGATCACCCTTGCCAAACTGGGATGTGTTCACACCCCACTTGTATTTTAAAGAATATTCATGCTTGTTGTAAAAGTTTCAAATACCTAAATAGGTTATTATTAATTATCAAAAGTAAGAAGTGTGTTGATGAACTTATTTCTTTTATAGTTATTGAACTGCTCGGCGATATCCATAACCGTGGGCGCAAGGCAACCATCAATCCAGCTTGGCTGCGCTTCCGGCTTTTGACGTTTATAAATACCAAGATGAAGAAGGGAATAATCCCTATGGCTGATTTGCCAACGAGGGTAAGAAACGATAACGTGTTTTTGCCGTTCACCGAGGAATTGGAAAATATGATGGATACTTGTGTAAATAGGAACACAGAGGTGGTACAATTTCGGCGAGGATATCGCCTAAGCAGCACCACTGAAGAAATCTTTTTTGCTAGAGAAGCGTTTGAAATTGTAAAAGAAGCATACGGAAACTCAATACTTCTTTATTTATGTGGAAATATCAACCTAGTAGATTTATCAAAGTTATTAGGTACCACCTATGGCGAAACCAAACAGTATTTAGAGCAAGTAAAAGAAGATCTTAAAATAAAATTAAAGGATTATCAAAGATATGAGTAATAAAAAGCCAGCAGCAAATTATAAGATGAGAGCAGAGGGTAAAGCCAAAACACTAGGCAACCTCATCGCCCTATTACCCAGCACCGATGTTGATTATTCAGATTTAAAGACTCTCGTTTTACAGCTAATCACAGACACGCCATCGGATTCTAAAGAAACCCACTACTCGTCCAGAGCCAGAATTAAACTTGACGCTTTGCGTCTTTTGGCTGATATAGTTAGAAACGACGCCACTGGCAGTTTTGAGGAAGATTTGTTGGCTACACTAACCGAGGAGGAGGAGAAAGAAGATGTCAGCGAGTAGAGCCAGCTTCTCTCCAATTCTTAAAGAAAACTATGGCTCTAAGAAAGTAGAATCCCAAGTACCCACAGTTAAGTCAAAGTCCAAAAAACGCTCAAAGATGGCCAAAATCGGACAGATGTTACATCAAAGATTTAAGACGTTTGCTCAAAAAGTGGCATATGTGAAGAAAAACATGCCAAATATCACAAATCCGAAAGCTTTTGTAGGAGCAGCAATAGCAGCAGCAGGTAAAGAATAGTGGCTAGTAGAGAAAAGTCTCTTCAAGAGATTAAAAAGTGTAAGCAAGATTTCGCCTATTTCGCCAAAAAATACCTCCGAATTACCAACAAATCTGGTAAAATAATCAAATTCAAGCCAAATAAAGCCCAAGCAAAACTTTATGACACAATTCTTAACGTAAATCCACACGCTTATGTCCTCAAAGCCCGTCAGTTGGGCATCTCTACGGGCGTTGCGTGTTATTTCTTTTGGAAAGTCCTATTTAATCCAAACTATAAAGTAGCAGTTGTAGCACACACTACGGACGCCGCCCGCAATATCTTCAGAATTTACCATCAGCTTTACCACAAACTCCCCAAAGTTCTACAATTTGAGACAACCAAGGCAAACACTGGCGAACTTATTTTTAAGCACGGTGGGATGATTAAGGTTACGTCAGCAAGTTCAAGCTCGTTTCGTGGTTCGACGTTTAACGCTCTTCACTTGAGCGAGTTTGCCTTTTATGAAGATGTTGACACCACGTTGGCTGCAATTCTACAGACGGCAACACCAGATGCCTGTGTTATTTATGAAACAACAGCCAACGGACTAAACGATGCTCATAGAATTTGGATTGAAGAAAACAGTATTGAGAAGGTGTTTATCTCTTGGACAGAAGAAGAGGGTTATGTTCGCAAAGAGAAAGAAAAACATATGCCCGTGGTGGTCAAAGAATACGTTAAAACACATAAGTTAAATAAAGAACAAGCAAACTGGGTTACCAACACCTACTTTACTAGGACAGCAGCCAATTGGAAGATCTTCAATCAAGAGTATCCAATCACAGCCGAAGTGGCGTTTATAACCAGTGGAGACAAGTTCTTTAACTGTACTTTCCCCCACGCACAAATCAAAGATGGCTATAACCGTCTTATACAACCCGGTAAGTTTAGAGTTTATAGCATAGGGGTAGATGTTGCGTCAGGAAGCCATGAAGGTGATTATTCTGCTTGGTGTACTCTAGACGTTACAAATAAAGAAAATCCAATCGTTGTTTCAACCTTTTATGCAAGAATTAAACCTGATGACTTTGCCATGTTAATAGCCCAAGAGGCAAAAAACTATGATGCCCTCGTAGTAGTGGAAAATAATAGTTATGGCTTGGCAGTATTAGAGAGATTAACCAAGACAGACACTCAACTTTTCAGAAAGGTGTTATTTGATAAAGTAAAAAATCGCTGGACTGAACATCTGGGGTTTAACACAAACATAAAGACACGACCGCTGTTGTTGTCCCGCTTACAACAATTTATAGAAAAAGGTAAATTGAAACCAGACGCAGAAACTTTGAGATGTGAAATAAATAGTTTTATTTTTAATAAGCATGGAAAACCAGAAGCATCCAGTGGCAAACACGACGATATGATATTTGCCACAGCGTTTGCGCTTATGGGTATAGACCAAATAGAGGCCCTAGTACATCGTGTTAAAACACAGCGCCCGAGCAACGTGAGAGAGATATTGGAGTGGGAAAACGCAAATCGCACTGTTTATAAAGCAGAAGATCACGATTATGATAGCGATTCGCTAGTTGAAAGCATGAAAAAGCGTGGCCACCAGAACGTATATGATATACTACATAAATAGAAAAACGATGTTGTGTAAAGTATCCAGCCCCCTTATCGGCTTAAAGATATTGTAAAGGAGAATACTGCGTATGAGTAAATTTTTAGACGGTGATGCCGTCGCCCAGCTTTCGCAGGCACTGGGACAAGCAGAAGAGAGCGGCGTAGAATACGAAGCTCAAACCGAATCAACGACAGAGGACCACCAGACGGAATCCCCTGTTCAAGAAACAGCCGAAGCAAGCGAAGCACAGGAAGACGAGAGTGGACATCGAGTTCCATATTCAAGATTTCAGAAAGTGCTACACACTCGCAACGACTTAAAAGACGAAAACGATGCCTTAAGGGCGCAGTTAGAATCTTTTGAAACACAACGCCAAAGCACTCCCGCCTCTTCTTATGAGCATGATTATGAGACACAAGTTAGTGAAGATGAGGAGATTGATAAAATTTATCAACAGATCCTCTCCGAAGAGCAACCAGAGCACAATTACGAGCCGACCTCGTATCAAGGGGAAGATGCCCCTTGGAAAAGTCGTGTAGAAAGTTTAGAAGGAAAACTCTGGGAATTTGAGGTTGATAAAGCCCAAGTTCAGTTGCAAAGGGAAATCGACACAGCAATTGGGTCTTATCCGGGGGTTCCAAGTGAATTCCTCGTACAATCCGTCATACAGGATCCTGACACGAACGTTATGGATATAGCGGAACGCTATTCAACTTTTATTGCTGGTGTAGAAGAAGGCGCAATTGCGCGTTATTCAGAACAACAGCAGTTAGAAGCCCCAGCACCGCCTCCACGACCAAGTGCAAGATCAACAACCGCAGCGCGAAGCCATGTTGCTAGTGGCAGAGAACACAGGGGAAACCCTAGCTCTGTTGCTGAAGCTGGTCAAGCCGCGTTACGGTGGATAAAAGACAATACATAATCAAATTATAAGGAGTAATTAACATGTCTGCTGCCCTACAAACCTTTGCGGCTATTTTAAAGGAATTCTATCTTGGTCCAATCCAAGAACAACTAAACAACGAAGTGTTGGCCGTACAACTCTTCGAAAAACAATCAGTGGAGTGGAGTGGTCGCGTTTGCGTCATCCCTGTCCACATCGGTCGCAACACTGCTGTTGGATTCGCTGGCGAAGGTGCCGCGCTCCCCGGTGGTGTGATGGCAACCCCCGGTACCGAACAGGTGTTCGCTGACCTACGAGTCAACGCTGCGCTGCTTTATGGTCGCTTTCAGGTCACTGGTCCTGCCATCGCTTCTGCGAAAAAGGGATCGGCTCACGCCTTTATCTCTTACAGTGACGCCGAGATGGGGAAACTCGTCAACGATGTTAAAACTGCGGCTAATCAAGCTTGCTATAGTGGTGGTCCCGTTGTTGGTTTCCTCAACCAGCGTCGTGCCGCTGCCCTAGTGAACGACGTGTGGGATTTCACTGGTGATATCAACAAGATCGCCACTTTCGCTGCCGAAGTCCAAGCTGCCGCTCCCGGTTCGGGTGTTCAGTTTGAAATCGTTGGTATGGATCGCTACGAGAACATCGTGGCTCCGGTCGAGCGTTTTGAGTTGAATCAGCCCAACTTCGTCAACGGCGTAGATGTTCCGAACTCTTCGCTTGATATTCTTACCCCCTCGGTGCCCGGTGCCGCCAACATGACCACCTTGGCGTATGCGGCTGGTGCCCCATCGGGTGCTGGTCCGACAGACACAGACGTGGGTTACGCGGTAATCTTGTCAACGATCCAAGCTGCGCCAATTGGTCCGCTGCCGAACGCTGCTACGCCGGCTATGAACGCTGCAATTGCAGATGAGTCAGAGGGTATTTATGGCAACCTCGGTAGTCAGGTACACTTTGGTACTGATCGCCGCAACACGGTCGTTGGTGGCCCCGTTGGTGGTAATCAGGGTTCTACCCTACAGTCAACGGTTCTTACTTGCCCCATCACGATACCGGTTGTGAATCCGGATCAGGATCGCAATATTGCCCCCGGCGCGCCGGCAACGATCGGCACAGGTGCTTTGAACCTGCGTCGGATGCAGAGCGTGTTGGACACGGTTTTGACCAATTCTGGCTCGGAGCCGAACTGGATTATTATGCATCCTAGTCAGCGCCTTGGCTACATCCTCAACTTGACAGGAACTTTGCAGACAGTTGTCGCGCAGGGTTCTGGCAAGACCAAGGGTGAAGGTGGCTTCGGCGGTGGGTTATCCTACGCGGGTATCCCGATTAAGACAGACCGACACTGCGCTCGCGGTGGTCTAGTTTATCTTAAGACCGACACTTGGTCCATGCTAGAGCTTCAGGACGGCGGTTTCGCTGACCTTGACGGCTCTGTCTTGTCCCGTGTCGCCGGTCAGGATAGCTGGGAAGGCTTTTACCGTTGGTATTACAACGTTGTTTGTAAGCAGCCCTTCAAGAACGGTATGTTGGTCGGATGTCAGCTATAATTAAATAACTGAAGGAAGGTGGGGGGCAACCGGTTAACGCCGGTTGCCCCCTTTTTTAAAGATGAGTACAATTTTAGAGGCGACACTAGTTTTATTTTTGCTTCAAACCAGTATCACTATTGGTATTTTTACGTATACACACCTTTGGGAGTGGCGAGAAAAGACAGAAGAAGAAAGAGAAACACAAAAACAAATAAACAATCAATTTGATTGGGAGAATTAGACATGGCACTTTATGACGAAACAGATCCATATGAAAAGAAGAAGAGAGACAAAAAGGCAGCAAAAAGTGTTCTACAGGACGCAGCCAGCGCACAGAGTACAGCGCGTGAAGAAGCAGCCAGCAGGTTAAAAAGCGACCAAATCACGAAGACACAAAAAGCGAAGAATAAAACCCAAGACTCGCAAGCCCAAGGCGCGCTTGCCGGAGCCGTCTCAACTGGCTTAACTGGCGCAAAAATTGGCACCACGGTGCTCCCCGGTTGGGGTACAGCCATCGGTGGTGCTCTCGGCGCACTTATCGGTGGTCTGGGAGGTTATGCTGGACAGAACGCAGCCGTTGGGGCTGCAACCGATATTGCGAAAGAAGCAACTGCACGGACCCCTGAAGAAGCTGCTAAGAAAGCCGCAGACGCTGCCAAAGCTGCCAAAGCTGGCAAAGCCGCAGTAACAGGTGCTAAAGCCGTAGAAACAGGTGCTAGAGCCGTAGAAACAGGTGCTAAAGCCGCAACGACCGCAGCAGATGCAGCAGAGAGGGCAAAGAAGCTAAAGAACGCCCTAAGCGCCGCCAAAACGATTAATTCTCTTTAGTTGAGATGGCGAAAGTAGAAGCTGATAGTAGGAGAAAAATAGATGCCCGATTACCAATCACCCGACATAGACGAAGATACTTATGAGTATCCAAAGAACATAAGCGGAATCCTTTCAGATTCAAAACAAGACAAACAAAAGACAACACGAATATTTGACCTCTCAATCCTTTATTTAGAAGGCAGACAACACCTTTTTTATGACAGAACTAACGGGGTTTTTCAAGCAACACGCTTGAGAGCAGGACAAAATAGGGTTGTTGTTAATCTACTTCTTAATCTTTATCGCAATATTCTATCTAGATTAGCTACAGATTATCCCGGTGTAACGGTATTACCCGCTTCGCCTAGTCCAGAAGATATTAATAAATCACAAGCAAGCGAAGTAGCACTTCAGTATTATTGGGCGGCTGAAGGAATAAAAGACAAAATACATGAATTGATTGGGTGGCTATTAAGTTGTGGAAACGCAGCCCTTCATAGTTATTATGATCCCGGCGATAAAGTGGTTCGAACGTCAGTTGTTTCACCCTACGACATCTTTTTTGAACAGGGTGTCAACAGCCCCGACGAAAGCGAGTTTATGTCGATCCGTAGTTTTATTTCTAAAAAGGATCTTAAAGCAGCTTATCCCAAATACGCAAAAGAGATTGAAGAGAGGAATTCCGCTGATCCCGGCGATGAATATCGCTGGAAAAGAAACACTGTTAACTTCCCCAAAAATAGAGTAGAAATCTACGAAACCCACTGGGACGATGGCAAATACGCTATTACCATGGGTGATACTTACCTTTATAAAGGCAAAAACCCAAAAGGTTGGACGCCAATTCAGTTTATTCGTTATACCACAATCCCCTCTAGATTGTGGGGAATTGGTTTAATTAGCCCGCTTATTGACCTACAAAACCAATACAACAAAGCAAGAGCGCAAGTTCTAGACAATACAGAGTTGATGACTAACCCGAAGTGGTTAATCCCCAAGACCTCTGGTATTGCCCCCTCGTCTATTACAGCCAAGGCGGGTGAGAAGATTTATTATAACCCGGCTGGTGGACAACCTACGCAGATTAGTGGCGCACCAATCCCCTCTTATGTCTTTGATAATATCCGTCAATTACAAAACGAGATTATGGATGTTTCAGGTGCACACAGCACTACACTAGGAAAGCGAGCAATCGGAATTACAAGCGGTAAAGCCATCAACGCCCTCACCGCACAGGATGTTTCCCAGTTAAACACAACACAGGAAAATATTGAAAAAGGCGCAAAGGATTTAGCAATAACGGTTCTTTTGTTGATGAAAACATATTACAAAGAAAGCACGATGATGAGGATGATGGACCGCACCGGTTCAGTTATTTTTAAAGAACTTAAAAACACCAATCTGGTAGATACTCCTGAAATCCTTTTCGAAGCTGGTTCGTTGTTCCGCAACGAGAAGCAAGACAGAGACGCAAAGCTTATCGAGCTTGTCCAGATGGGTATGCTAGATCCCAAGTTGGCTATGAAAGAGATGTCGCTTAAAACTTACAACTCTTATCTGATTAACGAGATGGCAGACCGCAGACACGCCGAAGACATGTTGCAAGCCGCTGTTGAAAACGTGGGCGAGGTAGAAATCTTTGCTGATGACAACGTTAAAATCTTTAAAGAAGTGTTCAAGGACTTTATGCGTTCCCCCCACTATTATGATCTGGAACAGGAAAGGCAAGATTACATCGCAGATATCTTTGCCACCTTATCTAATCACGGTAAACCAGTTGAAGAGTATGCACAGGCACGTCACGAAAAGATCTTCCCAGCCTTCGCAAAGGGAGATGGGGTTGTTGATTTAGCCCAATTTAGTGAAAGCCCACAGGCGCAGGAACAAATTGTGGAAGAAAACATGCGAGTGGAAGGAAAAGGCAACGATGCCGATGCGATGAAGCAGGCGCAAACGAAACGGCCGTATGGCGAGGGAACAACCCGTGGTGGATCTATGTTCCCTGCCGGATAGGAGAGAAATAGATGTTAGTACCCGAAGTAAGAGCCTATTTTCGCAACTTAATAGATGAAACAGACGTTACTTTTGTAAGTGATGCAGACATAGGACTTTATTTAAAGATTGGTTATGACCAGTTTAGAAAAATCGTTACAGATATAGACCCTTGGTCCTACGCCATAACTTATGTGTTTGCTCCCGGCAACGTTACAAGTTATAATATGGCTACGCAAGCCGCTGGTAGTCGCTTGTTGGGTGGCTCATGGGATGGCAGCGTGGCTGGTAACAACGACCCACCCCGCTTACAAAGAATATTAGCCCTTGCGACGGAAAGTGGCACACCGAGGGTACCCTCTTTTTACTTTAAAGCAACTGACGCCAGCGCACAATTAAACGGTATTGTTACGGCAAGAGCAGCCACTTATATGTGGCAGCGAGAACAATTAGTTTTTGATGCAATACCTCCTGCCTCTCTTATTCTTTATTATGTTCCCAGCCAAGAGATAGGACAGGACCAAGTAGTTGGTAGTGTGGGCGTCGATTGGACGGGAGTATTACCAGCAGCGTTTCCCGGCTACATAGATATGTTTGAAGAGTTCCACGACTTAATTGCGTTATTTGCCGCACAGCAATACACTATGCGCGATGCAGCGGCACAACCTATTATTAGCGCACAGTTAAAAGCAAGAATAGAAGAGTTTAAATCCTACTTGATGTTTGGACGCGTCATAGGCGCGAATAACCAAGTAGTTCCACACGACCCGGGTTGGTAAATAGATGGCAATATCTAAAGTAGAAAAAGAACTTCTCGTTCAGGGCATGGGGGCAAACACGCCAAGCAAAGGTCCGTATGTTCAAAATATGTTTTGGCAGAACGATTGTTGGAAAACCCGATCCGGCTTTGCCCAAATAGCTCAATTTGATACTAAATTTGGTGTTCCACCAGAAGCACCAGAAGCAACAACTGGAACGGAATTTGGATATGACAAACATCTGGGAAGCTATTTAATAAAGACAGATTTTAACCACTACCAAATAATAAGCATATTTAAGGCGAAGATACATACTGGATCTTATGCTTCACCAACAGCCGTTGATAGTTTCGATACCGGCGGATTTGTTAATAGTTGGATAGCCAGTATTTATGATGTAACAGCGGGCACCCGTTTTGAACAATTGCTTTATCGTCCAACTGGAGACAACAACCGCGACAATATTGAGATGGAGATGTGGACCGGGCAACAAGAGACACGCTTGGGAGTTGATAGAGAAAAAACCAAATCTGGTACAGATGCTATGGTTGGTTTTGAGGAATTTGATGATTCTGTCTTTTTTGGGAATCCACATATGGGTCTGTGGTATTACAAAGCATCTAAATTTATGTCTGACGACGCACGCACAGGGCAGTCATCAGGGTTTATTAAACAAAACAGTTCATGCCCATGGGAGTGTTATTCTGAAAGTGCTGTAATATCACTAGTGGTGCCAACACCCGGCTTTTACGCTGATGGCTTTGCTTATTTAGATGAGGCAACCTTTTCGTCACCACAAGCAATTGCTACTTTTGGAAATAGATTAGCATATGCTATTGGTCGCGAGGTGTACTTTTCAGACGGCGGCAACCCCAATTCTATTATAGCGACAAACCAAATAACGATCCAATCACAAGAATTGATTACGGGGATGGCAGAAATAAGCGGTAGTTTATTAATCTGGACCCCAAACGAAACATACCTTTATCAACCAAACATAGGCACGCTAGTAAACGGTGGTAGAATAACCAGATTAAGTGAAAATATAGGTATTATTTCTAATAACGCTTTTACAAAGTTAGATGGTAGAGTTATATGGGTGGATGTCAACGGTGTTTACTCTTGTAGCGGTACGTTTAACATAGACACACTATCAGATAAAATCAATCAGTTTTTCACAGACGAATTATCAAACCCGCTTTCAGCTTATTTTATGGGTTTAAACGCTGGCGTTGCTGGCGGCGCAGTAGGGACAGGAACACCTTTACCAACAACTTGGTATAATCTCATAGGGGAGCCATATGTAAGTTTGGCTTATGATGCCTCTATCGATGCTATATTTATATCGATCCCAACTAAAAACATGTTTTTGGTATTACAAGAAGACAACTGGCACATATGGAATTTTGAGAGTGTAGCCAGCGATCAAGACCCGGCAGAATACAACTGGCAATCACAAAATAAGGTGGCTTTAAGTTGGGTATTGGCAAAAGACGACAAAGTTTTTGTAGTGGCTAGTGTCTATGATAGAACCTATTCTGATGAGGCAGATTATGGAGGAGCACAAATTGATCCAACCGAGCCGGTATTACAAAGTTCCACTGCAAAAAGTTATGCTATTTTAGAATTAGGCGTGGGTGGAAGTTGCGATAGAAGCCCTATATATTTTACTCAAGACCTAGATGTTTCATCAGATACAACACAACAGTCGGGATATTATAAATTAGCTAAAAACGATCCAAATACAAATACTCTTGATACAACATCTGAAATAGTTATTGGAAAACCAATTATTAAACCAGCCGGCTATGTTTTACCATATGATATTGCCGATGCCGAAACCACCGTTGCAACTGAAACGTTTCTTTTTCCTGTGTATCTCAAATATGATTTTCAGGCAGACGCAGCCAATACCCCCTTCCAATCACCGACTAGACAATTAAACGAGCCGGCGATCATCCAGCTTTATTTCCAATTTGATAATAACCACTGGCGTCCAGTAACAAAAAACAATTTACCTCTTCCACCGGTTAGTGATAACTATATTATGTTGGTGTTTCCAACTGTTAGATCAAGCCCCTTGCAGATGGCATCATATGGTCTAGATCGACCTCAACCCACTCAAGAAGCACAGGTTTATGATTCAGTAACCGGTTTAACAGAGGTAGAAGGAAACGAAATAAGGATACAAGGAAACTTTGCCTTAACTAACTTTGGTGGTGTACCTAGACGTTATAATCTCTTATTTTATTTGCCTTTTACTAGAAAAAGTAATAGTCCAGCTTCAGAACTGGGTATTAGACATACGGGAACACAATCAAACATCTATTCTGTTTTCCCAGCGCCACCAGCCAACCACAACACAGCAGTATATTATTATGCTTATTATGATAATAAAGCAGAGCGCCATGGCTCGCGCCCCTTCACAGAATTAGAATTCCACTCCGACCCAATAGAACAGCCGGTAGATTGGGTATTTAAGTCCGGTCAAGTGGGTTTAGAAGAAACTGACCAAGTAAGAACTAGAGGAATATATTCGCAGCTAATAAGTCGCGGCAACGCCACAAACAGAATCAGCCCAGCAACCTATTTTGGACAATTCAACGCTCTTCTAGGTTCAGATTATAAAGAGTGGTGTAGCCAGATTATTGATATGGGAGATGCTTTCGAAAACCCCGTGGCTATGGCTACAACTTTCCCACCCAACATCCAAGCTATTATTGACGGTTTGGCGATTAGAACGAGGTGGTGGAATAGTCATCCAGCAGCCCCACCATCTTTTATTTCATATGGAGTGTTTGGTTCCGATCCAACGGTTAATCCTTTATACGGAAGCAACTTTGATCCGGATCAAGGTGATTTCTTATTAGGAGATCCGGCACTTAATACTATTTCTATGAGCGATAGTGTAAAAGGCAAATATTTTACTTGGATGCTTTTTGGACACATAAGAAACTGGGCTGAAAAAATAGAGTTATACTCTGTTAAAACTGTATTACGACCAGCAGGCGGTCGCCGACGCAAAGGCAGATCTGCTGGTGGAGGAGGAACGTAGTGGCACGTTGGGTTTATGAAATTGGATCAATAAGTGCTAAAACGGCTGAAGAAGCTTCTGATAGCCATGAACGTTCACTCAACACTAATATTGCTCAAGCAATAGGTCTAGTGATGAATACAGATTCAATATCACAAACAAGGAGCGATGGCAACTATAATTTGTTATCTAAAGATAGCCACAGTGGCACAACAATAACCAAAGCAAACACATCAATACAGGGAGTAGCGGGATCATCAGTCACAAGCATAGCAATAGAAAACGACGACTGCTCGCTTAACAACCTTAAAATAGATGAGTTGGAAATAACCAGTGCCGTTGTAGGTACTCGCGTTTCTGATTGTGATATCAAAAAAGTAATCTTTTATCCCAACATGAAATCCTCAAATACGATATTTAGTAATTGTATTATTGAAGAAATAGAGTTTGGTTTAGGGACAGAACAATATACGTTGGGATTTTTAAATAAAGATTACAGCGATGTTCTAAACACTATTTTTAGGGCTTGTAGGTTCAAGCAGGACAAAAGCATAATATTACCACTAACGGCTGAAATAGTGTTTGATTGTTGTATTTTTGACGTTGACATCTGGATAGGTCAATCGGCTTCAACCACTTTTACTAATTGTTTTTTTAATAGCAACATAGAGTTTGTGGTCAACCCACCCACCTCTATTGCGCCTTTGGTCATCGGTATGCCCGGTGGACAAGTATTAATAACCCAAAGCCACTTTACCAACGATGCGTTTATTAACCACCCAGCTTTGGGTAATCTTGTTGACGTGCAGGCAGCCGGCTGTTATGTAGAGGCCCTTTTCCCCTTTCTAAATACAACTATTCACTGGGAGATCATAACTTAACATGGCTAAACCAAATAGACGATTAACAAAAGAACAGTTTGCTGAAAATACTACAATTGACGGCAGTCGCATAGAATTTATGCAAGATGAGATGGTAGACAGATTCAATAACTTAGAAAATATTGATATCAAACGACGCTTTACTCAAACTAATTATGTGTTTGGTTATTTACCACCGATCAACTGGCGAGAAGACCCGGCGATGACACAGAGTTATATAAGCTCTTGTGCT